CCTGCATGAAGGTCGCAGGGTACGAAGAACTGATGCTGGCCCTGACGGCTGCTTATGAGCAGGCGTCGGGCGGCAAAGGCAAAGAGCGACACGCTCACGGGAAACCTTTCCATAAACAACCTATTATGGAAATTGCTCGAATGGTTGGCCCCGGTTATCCCACCGGACAGGCCATGAAGAAATTGCAGGAAGCAGTTGGCATGATGAACCGGGATCAGCTTGAGGAAGCTCAAGCTGAAGCCCTTGGTGCAATCAATTACGCCGCTGCATTCTATATCCTTCTTGGTGAAATGCGGGCTGCCAAGTCCTAAATACCTTCCATTCTGATTGCCAAGGGGGTATCCTGATCCCCTTGGTAGTTTGTTATTTGGCGGCACCTACATCTAGTAGGTGCCTCCTAATATCATCTAAAAACTAACTCTAAATATCTGAGGTATAATCCATGGACATTACGAACGATAACGGCATCAGTTTGCCATTGGCAGTTTGGCTGCTGCACGATGAATATGATTATAACAATGACGAGAAATACATTTCAGCCACGTCGTTGTTGAAAGCTACCAAGCAAATCATTTTGTCAAAGCGCATTCCGTCATCTGACCGAACTGCTGATGTTGTGGATTTCCTCGCATCACGCTTTGGGCATGCCGTCCACGACAGCATCGAGAAGGCATGGCGAAGCGACAAGCTTCCATCCATGATGAAGCGTCTGGGTTATCCAGATAAGGTTGCAGATAATCTGGTGGTTAATCCATCAGATGAGTTTCTAAAAGCCAACCCTGACACGATCCCCGTCTGGATTGAGCAACGGTCCATCAAGGAAGTCACCCTGCCGGATGGAACCAAGTGGAAGATCGGGGGCAAGTTCGACATGGTGCTCGACGGTCGCCTGTTCGATACGAAGACCACCAGCGTCTATGCCTATCTCAAGGGCAGTAAGGACGATGACTATGGTCTTCAGGGCGGCATCTACAAATGGCTGAACGAAGACAAGATCACCAGTGAGCACGTCTTCATCCAGTTCCTGTTCACCGATTGGCAGCGTTCCCAGTCGAAGCAGAACCCGAATTATCCACAGCACAAAGCTCTGGAATACCCGGTTGTCATGCCGTCTCACGCTGACGTTGAGAGCTTCATCATCGGCAAGGTCCATGAGCTATCCCGTCTTTGGGATGCACCGGAAGACAAGATACCGGACTGTACCGACAAGGAGCTATGGCGTTCGGAACCGCAGTTCAAATATTACAGCGATCCTGAAAAGGCCAAAGACCCCAACGCACGTTCCAGCAAGAATTTCAACAACCTCGCTGAAGCAAATGCCCACATGCACGAGAAGGGCAAAGGCACGGTTGTCACCAAACTTGGAGAACCCAAGGCATGTGAGTATTGCCCCGCGTTCGACATCTGCAAGCAGAAGGATCAGTATTTTGCCCAGTAACATTGATTTATCAACTGTTGCTCACCACCCTGCACTGGATGATATTGTTGATGTTTTGTGTAATAAAACACAGAATATCGACCGTGGATTTTTCCGTGCAGAGGTGGCCTATTTTCTGGCGAAAATGGCATCTTGTATGCGAGCAACCATCGTCACCAAAGACCGGGGTGAAATCCCGGTCAACCTCTATGTCCTCGCCCTTGCCACCTCTGGCTTCGGCAAAGGTCACAGCGTCGATATCGTGGAGACGGAGTTTCTGAAGGGTTTCAAAACTCGGTTTATGGAAGATACCTTCGATGTAATCTCTGAACAAAACCTCTGGAATATCGCCAATACTCGGGCAGCCCGTAACGGCACAGACCAGCAGGAAGAATTCGAAAAGGCCGAGAAGGAATTCAAGCAGGCCGGGGCATACCCCTTCACCTTTGACAGTGGGACACCCCCAGCCGTCAAACAGCTTCGTCACAAGCTGCTCATGTCTTCCTCTGGTTCCATCAACTTCCAAGTCGATGAAATCGGTTCCAACCTGTTGGGCGTCTCTGACGTGCTCACCCTGTTCCTCGAACTCTACGATCAGGGCAAGGTCAAGCAGAAGCTGACCAAGAACACTGCTGAGAACACACGGACAGAAGAGCTTGATGGTAAGACCCCCACCAACACTCTGCTGTTCGGCACCCCGTCCAAACTCTTGAATGGTGCTCAGACCGAGGATCAATTCTACAGCTTCCTCGAAACAGGCTATGCACGTCGCTGCATTTTCGGCTTCGGCCAGCATCAGCGGGCAGGTGACGAACTGTCCAAAGAGGAGGTGTTCAAGCGTCTGACCCAAGAGACGAACATTGACACCATTTCCAAATGGTCCAACTACTTCCAGACCCTTGCCGATCCGGCATATTTCGGCTGGAAGATGGTGGTCGAAGATGACGTGGCAATCGAGCTTTTGGGCTACAAGATCGACTGTGAGCGTGCCTCTGATCTGCTGGCAGAGCATGAGGACATCAAGAAGGCAGAGCTTTCCCACAGGTACTTCAAGGCTCTCAAGCTGGCCGGTACCTATGCCTTCATCGACAACTCCACAGAGGTTGAGATGGAGCACCTGCTGTCGGCCATCAAACTGGTCGAGGAAAGCGGTGAGGCATTCCAGACAATCCTCAACAGGGAAAAGCCCTATGTGAAGCTGGCGAAGTACATCGCCAATGTGGGCACGGAAGTGACCCACGCAGACCTTCACGAGGCACTGCCTTTCTACAAAACCAGCAACTCTGCCCGGAACGAGATGATGACCCTTGCTACAGCATGGGGCTACAAGAAGCACATCATCATCAAGAAGTCCTTCACGGACGGTATTGAGTTTTTCAAAGGGGAAACCCTGAAAGAAACCAATATCAATGAGATGATTATCTCATATTCTAACCACTGGGCTTATAGTTTCCTTGAGGAGAAAGTTCCTTTCGACCAACTGCATGTGCTGACCCAATCAGAGGGAATGCACTGGTCGAACCACCATTATCGCAACCAGCACAGGTCCGAGGAGAACGTCATTGCGGGCTTCAACGCCATCGTGCTGGATGTGGATGAGGGCACCTCAATGGACCTCGCTCACGAACTGCTGAAGGACTTCACGTTCCTCAGCTATACCACCAAGCGTCACCAGACCGAAGGTCATGGTGATCGTTATCGCATTATCTTGCCGATTAACTATACCCTTCAGCTTGATAATGACGAATATAAGGAATTCATGCGTGGCATCTTCGCATGGCTTCCTTTCGACACCGACGAAAGCTACGACAAGCGGGAGAAGAAATCGGAGAGCTATGAAGGGGGCACCTATCATTACAACAAAGGTGAACTGTTCGACGCTCTGCCCTTCATCCCGAGGACCAGCCGTAACGAAAACCACAAGGCAAATTTCCAGAAGCTCGAAAGCCTCGACAATCTGGAACGCTGGTTCGCCCAGCGCATTTCGATGGGTAATCGGAACGATAACATGATCAAATATGCCTTGGCATTACTTGATAATGGTATGTCGCTGATCGACGTGGATCGTCAGGTCCATGCTTTCAACAAGAAGATGAACAATCCGCTTTCCGAAAACGAGATCGACAGTACCATCATGGTGACGGTCTCAAAGCGGTATCAGCCTTGAAAGGAGCAACATGTCTCAGAACAAAAATATCGTGCTGGTGATGGGCCGACCCAATACGGGGAAGTCCGCATCGCTCATGAACCTTCCCGATCAAGAGAAATGGGCATATATCAATGCTGACCTGAAAGAGCTTCCCTTCAAAAGCAAATTCGCCGTCAACGTCGAGATCGCAGACGCCTATGATGCTCTTGATTACATCAACGAAATCGAGGCGGAACCAAGTGTGGAAGGTGGGGTGCTCGACACCCTTACCTTCCTCATGAAGATGTTCGAGCGTCAGTATGTGGCTCCGCATTCTGGTACGAAAAAGGGACAATCTGCATGGGGGGATTATGCCAATTTCTATGGTGAGTTCGTTCACCGTATGAAGTCTGGCACCAAGAACTATGCAGTGCTGTCCCACTCCTCGACAGAGCTTAACGAAGGCTCTGCCCAGTATGAAACCTCAGTGCCTGTCAAAGGTGCTGTAGGTCGTACCGGGGTGGAAGGTGACTTCACCACCATTCTGTCCTCGAAGCAAATGCCCATCAAGAAGCTGGAAGGCTTCGAAAATGACCTTCTGCATATCACCGATAATGAACGGGAAGACGGTTTCAAATTCATCTTTGAGACCCGTATTTCCAAGGATACTGTCGGTGAGAAGATGAGGTCTGCAATGGGTCTCTGGGATCGCAAAGAGCTTTACATCGACAACGACCTCAATCAGGTTTTTGCTCGGTTGAAAGCATATTACGGCAGTTAATCTGCCGTAATAATTGTTTCACTACAATCTCAATAAGGAAAGAGAAAACATGAGTATCTTCAGCAACCTGACTAGTGAAGGCCATGAGCAGAAACAAGATCGTCTTGGTGGATTTCAAATCTTCGACACAGACATCTATCTGGCGACGATCAAAGCGGCCTATGCCGGTAAATCCGCTGGTGGTGCCCAGAGCGTGACACTGGTGGCCGAACTGCCGACAGGTGAATACAGCGAGACGCTGTACATCACCAAGAAAACCGGGGAGAACTACTTCCTGAACCCCAAAGACAATTCAAAAAAGATTCCCATGATGGGCTTTGCCATCGTGGATGACCTCTGCCTGATGACCACTGACAAACCTCTGTCCGAACAGGACACCGAGGAAAAGGTCGTCAAGATTTACGACTATGACGAGAGGAAAGATTTGCCCAAATCGGTGCCCATGCTTGTGGACCTGATCGGCAAAACCGTCTTTTTCGCCATCGTTCGTCAGAACGTGGACAAGAACGCCAAGAATGAAAGCACTGGCGAATACGAACCGACCGGCGAAACCCGTGAAGAAAACGTCATCGAGAAGGTCTTCCACGATCCTTCGAAGATGTCCGTTGTCGAAGCCCAGCAGGGTGCCACAGAGCCTGTCTTCTATGACAAGTGGTTGCAGAAGAACAAAGGCAACACCCGCAACAAGGTCAAGGGTGGCAATGCCGGTGGCAACGCTGGCCGTCCCGGCCAAGCAGGCGGTGGTGCTCCCACCTCTGGTGCAGGCGGTGCCAAAAAGACCGGCTCCCTGTTTAACAAGGGCTGATCTCAGATGCTCATTCC